AAGCTCTCTTTGGATGTAGATATTGGAATGGCCTAAGCAGTAAGACTTCAATGGGTATGTGGAAACATTTATCAGGTGATGAGGTTAGTAAGAAAGAGATCTACGAAAGTCGAATCATACCTCAATCATTGATCGATGCTGTAAATGAAAGGATCGAGTTGTTGAAACATGGTAAGTATTGGTGGATGTTGACAGGATTATGTCTTAAATCCGAACTACTACCATACTCTAAGGAGTTTCCTAGGGTTTTTATGCCCATTAATTTCCCTGACCTTATTGTTTATAAAATGGTGCTCGGAGACCTTATGCAGTTATTAGGGGTAAATTCATCAACAAGAAAATTTGGTAGATATAATCCTCATGGGATGCAAGTACAACGATTACATCAAATTCTTACTAAGTATGATAAGTATGGAGAAGGTGACGTCTCGTCATTGGATAATAATCAGAAGCACAATGTATCTCATTTATTCGGATTATTCATGGCTAATATTTCCGGAACTAAAGGAGTCATGTGGATAATGATCTATACATTATGTTCCAACGTTACTTCATATGTATTTATTCATTGTGGTGTTGTTTATTTTTCACTTAATGGATTACCATCTGGTAGTTTCCTCACCGCCTTGTTTAATGCTTTTACGCAATTCGTGGTTATTAAATGGGTTTGTATTGTTATGTATCCCGGAGTCGAATTCGACCTGATTTTAGCATTTGTAGGAATGGGTGATGATACCGCTTATTCATTTAACAGCGAGTATAGTCGCGTTAATATGATCGTAATCGCTTATATAGCCCGCATAGATTTTGGTTATACCATAACTGATGGTGATAAGAACGAGATAACGGAACCATATGTCGATAGGGTTCCTGAATTTCTATCACGCAAATTTAACATTGTCGATGGTGTTATTGCACACGCGTTAAATCCTGCATCTATATATGGATTCTTACGCTGGTCCCATAAAGATACACCAGATGATGAAATAATTCGACAAACAACTAACATGGCTTTAATGGAAGCTGTGTACCATGGAGAGCAATTCTTTGAATCCATTCGTAATGAGTTCATTCGAGCAGCCGTTGCTTATGGTACTGATCCCACGTTTAAGGATTGGAATTATTATCATAATAGATGGTTTGAGCGTTATGTCCCGGGAGCTTATATTAAAAGCTTAGACACTACTGAAGACTGGATGGTGCATTATTACACCGAAGATACAAGTCCAGATACATTCGGTCTGTTCAAAGATCAAGTTGTTCCACATGCGATGTTGAGAGTGATGGCACTTGGAGATGACTCACACATAAACAGTGATCCTTCTCAATATCTGAATTATCAAAGTGAAACCCCTTTAATGGCTAGTGCACCTAAACGTACTGCAGAAACAAACATGGAACAAGGAACTCTTAACTTAGCTGATAATCAAGAGGTTAAAGAAGATATTCAGCAATTAACGACTCTAAATAAAACTGAGTCAATTACCGTTCACGAGTCTGAAGGACTTTCGTTATTGTCCCCAGCTCATCACGTTATGTCCACTGAGGACACTCCCACCGAGATTCTTTCTAGAAAGTATTTGATTTTCGAGTCTGCTATCACTGCTGGAGGTGCTGAGACTGTAATTGGAGGATTTGAAACTATATATGCCAAGCAGCTTGTTGGAAATATTATCGACCGTTTTCGATATTTTAGGGCGGATAGCATAGAATTTGATATATCTGTTACCGCGCCTATTTCACTGGCCGGTTTTATAACAGCGTATTGGTATCCCATGTACCCTCGGAATCTCTCATCCG